CGCCAAGCGCGTAGCCGCCATGCGCCAGCGCCGGGCCGCTCAGGGTCTGGTGCGGCTGGAGCTCTACGTCCACCCCGACGATGCGGCCGCCATCAAGGCTCTCGCCGCCCGCCTGCAGCAGCAGCGGCAGTCTAAGCCGGGCTAGACGCAAACCATCGCAAGCAGTAGAATCGACAGTGCCCCGGAACGCCGCAGCCTATCCCGGGCAGGCGGCGTAACCCGGCGGGTTTCATGGAGATGGAGATGGCACAGAACGTCTATGTGGTCGAAGCCGAAGGCCACGCGCCGCGCCTCATCGAGGCCGCACTCAGCACCCAGGCCCTGGCCTACGCCGCCCGCACCACCTACAAGGTGCGCAAGGCCAGCCAGAAGGACCTGATCGCCCTGCTGCCCACCACCAAGGTGGAGTCGGTCAGGGAGGAGCCCCAGGCCGACCTGCCCGACCTCAAGGTCGACCCGGCCGGCAACGTCGTGCCCCTGGCGGCATGAACGCCACCGAGTGCTTGGCGGTCGCGACCGCCGGCCACCGCCTGCAGGAAGCCTGCCACGGCGCTGCAAGGCGCTCCGGCTGGTGGACGGACCCCTACACCGGGCAGGACCTGACGTACGCCTACGAGCCGATCCAGCCCGGCCATAAGCCTCCGAGGAACATCGGGGAGATGCTCTGCCTGATCCACTCCGAGGTCAGCGAAGCCATGGAAGGCGCCCGTAAGGGCCTGATGGACGACAAGCTCCCCCACCGCCCCATGCTGGAGGTAGAGCTCGCCGACGCCGTCATCCGCATCTTCGACATGGCCGGCGGGCTCCACTTGGACCTGGGCGGGGCCATCGCCGAGAAGCTCGCCTACAACGCCAGCAGAGCAGACCACAAGCCCGAGAACCGCATCAAGCCCGGCGGCAAGACCTTCTGATACCCTCCACCGCAAAGGAGAAGCATCATGCCCGCCAGCAAGTACACCGTCGAGATCGCCAGACAGATGTGCGAACTCCTCGCCGAGGGGGTTCCCCTTCGAGAGATCTGCAGAAGGGAAGGATTCCCGGCTTGGCAGACGGTCTACGACTGGATGGTGAAGGATGATCAGGCCGTCGCTGCTGGTGGGGGCGCCGGCCTCTCCGTAGCCATCGCGCGTGCGCGGGAGATTGGCTATGACGCCATGGCCGAGGACTGCCTGCGCATTGCCGACGACGCCGCCAACGACTGGATGGAGACGGAGCACGGGCCCAGGCTGAACGCTGAGCACGTACAGCGCAGCAAGCTCCGGATCGAGACGCGGCTGAAGCTCCTGGCGAAGTGGAACCCGAAGAAGTACGGCGAGCGCGTCCAGGTGGCGGGTGACGCCGATGCGCCGCTGAAGGTCGAGGCCGAGGTGAACGCCGAGAAGCTGCTGAAGACGATTCTGGAGCACGCCCAGTTGACGCGGCAGGCGGATCAGGCGTGACTTGCATAGCCGGCGGATCTGCAGTAGACTGCGGCCGTTGGCGTGAGAACCGACGTTTAGGAGCCCTTGCTCATCGACCCGCCTCCCAGCCCCTCGGGAGGTTCTCACCGGGTCGAGTAGCAAGGGCTTCGTCGTTTCCAGGCCAGCCGGACTCCGCTCGATAGTGAGGGCCCCACGGGTGGCTGCGCGGAAGGAAAGCTCGGACGCGGCCTGTCGTGGGCTGCGCGATGATGTGGGCACAGCTATACCTGCCGTGGCGCCTCTAAGCCACTTCCGTTGCGGTGGGCGTATACCAACGGGTGCGGCCCTGGGCTGTGTTCGCCGCCATCATCGCGCAGTCCATGAATAGGGGGCAGATCCCGAATGAGCTGCGCGACTGGCCGTATCGTCAAGTCGAGGGGCATGCGGATGAGCCGCAGCATGACGATCCGCGAAAGCGGGGTGGCGCCTGACCCTTCTACTCCTGTTTGGGGTAGGGGGGCCTTTGGGTGGTAGGAGGTGGTATGAGGGTGTTTGAACTGATCTTCTGGTCTCTGGTGGTGGGGGCGCTGCTGTTCGGCCTGTTCGCCCCGATCGGGGGGTACTGAACATGGCCGACTTCGAGGCGCTGCCGGCGGGCAGCAGGCGGGCGATGAATCTGGCGCTGGAGGCGACGCCGCCGGCAGATGGCCGACAGGAGCCATCGATCGCGACGGAAGAGGTGCGGTCCTGCATGACCTGCGCTTATATATTGAAGGGAGCGCTGGAAGAGCCATGCGCTCGCTGCAGCAATGGCAGCCGCTGGAAGCGGAACGCCTCAGCGGCCGGGAGCGCCTTGTCTCGATGGTTCGGCGAGCACCGCGCCGCCGGGAGCACCTGATGGGTCGACCGAAGGTGATCCACACCTTGGAGAGCGTCTTGGCACGCACGGTGGAGGTCGGAGACTGCCTTGAATGGCGCGGCTTCATGCAGGACGGCCGGACGCCGCTGATCAAGGTCCACAACAAACTGCTGACGGTGCGGCGGTTCATCCGCGAGTTGCAGGGCACGCCTGCTGCGCCCAATCGGTTCTTGGGGGCGTCGTGCGGCAACCCGCGGTGCGTCAGCCCTGACCACATCCTGGAGCGCACATCCAAGCAGCATGCGCGGTACATTGCCTCGTGCGTCGACATGCGGCACCCGGTGCGGATCGTGAAGCTGCAGCGCATGAACGCGCACAAGCGGGCGCTGACGGACGAGCAGGTGGAGGTGGTTCGCAACGACCCGCGGAGTGCGACGGCGCTGGCGCGAGAGTTCGGTTGTTCAAAGAGCGTGATCTGCAACATCAGGAACGGTCAGACCTACCGGCAGATTGCTGCGAACCCGTGGGACCAGTTGCTGAGGGCGGCATGACTGACGAGCGCATCGCTGAGATCATGGGGTGGTTTCCGATCGGCCCCGATGAGCGGATGACTGCGGCGCTGCGGGCGGAGACGCTTGTCCTGTTGCGTCAGATCGCCCGGGAGGCTGCCCAGGAGGCTCTACAAGGCGCTGATGTGCTAGACGAGAACAACGGGCAGTTCCAGCGCAAATGGTCGTCTGTAGGCTCTTGGCTCTATCCTGGCGAGCGCATCGTGGTGCTGCGTGGCGCATCATGACGCTGGTCGCCGTGCCCATGACGATCGCCGAGGCCAAGCAGTTCGTCGCCAACTTTCACCGACATAACAAGCCGCCCGTGAGTGGCGTGTTCTCGGTTGGGGCGAGTGACGGGCAGACCTTGGTGGGCGTGGCAATCGTTGGACGTCCGGTGGCAAGGCTCCTTGACAACGGAGAGGTGCTGGAGGTCACTCGATGCTGCGTGCTGGATGACGCCCCGAAGGGCACCTGTTCGTTCCTGTACGCCCGTTGCTGGAACGCCGCTCGGGCCCTGGGCTGGAAGCGGCTGGTCACCTACACGCTCCAGTCAGAGTCTGGGGCTTCGCTGCGCGGGGCGGGCTGGAAGGTTGTGGCCGAGACTCAGGGGTATGACCCGGCAAGGTGGCAGTCCCGGCCTGGGCGCGAGTGGCAGTCGGTCGTAGGGCAGGCCAAGTTCCGCTGGGAGCCTGTCGGTGGCTGACATCGCCGAGTTGCTGGCGCAGCCTGATGCTCAAGGGGCGCTGCAGGCTCTGCCGGCTGAGAAGCGGCTGGCGTATCTCTGGCGAGCGCGGTGGCTGCAGACGGCGCATGTACATCAGGTGCTGCCGCCTGGGGACTGGTGGTCGATCTGGCTGATGCTGGCCGGCCGGGGAGCGGGGAAGACCAGAACCGCTGCCGAGCAGATCGGCTGGTGGGCCTGGGAGATGCCAAGCACGCGGTGGCTGGTGGCCGCCCCGACGAGCGCGGATGTCCAGGGAACGTGCTTTGAGGGGGAATCGGGACTGCTGTCGGTGATCCCGCCGCCGCTGATCAAGCAGTATCTGAAGCAGCCCAGGCCGATGATCACGCTGACCAACGGGTCGATGATGATCGGCATCCCGGCATCGGAGCCTGAGCGCTTCCGAGGCCCGCAGTTCCATGGCGCTTGGCTGGATGAGCTGGCCGCCTGGGACTATCTGCAGGAGTCGTGGGATCAGATCCAGTTCGGCGTGCGCCTGGGTGCGCGGACGCGCACGGTGATCACCACCACGCCGAAGCCGAAGGATCTGGTGATCGAGTTGCTGGGTCGGGAGGGTGACGACGTCACGGTGACTAGGGCGTCGACGTACGCGAACCTCGGCAACCTCTCGGCGAACTTCAAGAAGCAGATCCTGCAGTACGAGGGCACGACGCTCGGCCGGCAGGAGATCCACGCCGAGATCATTGACCCCGAGGAGGGCGGCATCGTCAAGCGGGCGAGTTTCCGCCTGTGGCCTGCTGACAAGCCGTTCCCGAAGTTCGAATACGTGGTGCAGAGCTACGACTGCGCCACCAGCGAGAAGACGCAGAACGACCCGACTGCTTCGAGCACCTGGGGCGTGTTCAAGCCCGAGGACGGGCCGATGTCGGTGATGCTGATCGACTGCTGGCAAGACCGGCTGCAGTATCCCGACCTGCGGCCGAAGGTGATCGACGAGTATGAGACGGTCTTTGAGTCGGGGGCGGACGGGCGCGAGAGGAAGCGGGTGGACCTGATCCTGATCGAGGACAAGTCGGCTGGCATCTCCCTGATTCAAGACTTGCAGCGTGCTCACTTGCCGGTGCGGGCGTACAACCCCGGGAAGGCAGACAAAGTGCAGCGGCTGAACATCGTCTCGCACATCATTGCCCGCGGGCGGGTGTGGATTCCTGAGTCGACGCAGCGCAAGGGGTATGTGCGGGACTGGGCGGAGCCGCTCGTGTCGCAGATCTGCGCGTTTCCGCAGACGACGCATGATGATCTTGTGGATACTGTGACGCAGGCCCTGCGATTCCTGCGGGACTCTGGGTGGTTAGAGGTTGATCCGCCGCCCCGGGACGACTGGGACGACGACGACTATGCGGACACTGGTCGGCCAAAGCGAGAGAATCCATATGCGGCGTGATGGTGCGCAGGTGTTTCCGGTCTATGAGAAGCATGTGATGCTGGACCGTGAGCAGGAGGTGTTCGAACATCTCCCGAGCCCGTTGTGCTGGTGCATGCCGCGCCTGGAGTACGTGGACCCCGAGACCGGCAATGAGGTGTGGGTTCACCACGAGCCGCACTAGGGGTGACGATGGATTTCAAGTACGACGAACTGCGGCGGCTGGGACTGACGAACGAGCCGCAGGAGCTCACCGAGGCGGAGCGTGCCGAGCTATCCAGGCCGTCGTTCAGGATGTCCAGCGCCGGGCGCCGCCAGCCTGATCTGCGTGGCGGCAGCGAGGCGGGCGCTACCATTCTGTCGAGCACGTTGGCCTCAGTGCCGGCCGGTGTGGCGACGATCGGAGCGCTTCCATTCGGCGCCAAAACCGCCGCTGAGGTTGGCCAGCGGGTGCAAGACCGCCTGACCATCGACCCGAAGACCGAGGGCGGCATACGGGCCACCATGGGCGTCGTCAACGCCCTTGCGCCCCTTGGCGTCCCGGGTGAGTGGATCGGCGAGAAGGTGTACGGGGCGACGGGTTCGCCGGGCGCTGCGGTGGCGGCACAGATGCTTCTGGACCCGCTGAACGCGGCAGGGCTGGTTATGGCTGGGCCTGCTCTGCGTGCTGGTGCCCGGGCGGCTGGCCGGGGTGCGCGGCGTGCAGGTGCGGCCGCGGTCGAGAACCTGGGACCGAAGGTGGCCGAGCTCGCCGAGAGCTACATGCGCCGGTCTGGCATGGCGCCGGAGATCACGACCTACCACGGAACTCCGCATACCTTTGTTGCCGAGCCCGCGCTTCCGCTGGGCCGTTTCCGCGCCGAGAAGATCGGCAGCGGCGAGGGCAACCAAATGTACGGACATGGCATTTATGTCGCAGAGAACCCGGCCGTCGGCAAGAGATATGCTGAGCAACTCGCAAATCGAGATGCTTCCAATCAGGGCAGGTTGAATGCCCACGCAAACGCGAAAAGGTTGGCCGAACTACAGGGCGGAGCAAATTATGCGGCCGATGATATTCGTTTCGTGCTAGAGACGAATGACGATCACCCGCAAAAGAAACTGCTGCAGGATACTCTTTCATTTCTTGAGAGCGGCAAATACAAAGAGCCACTAGAAAAAACTGGTTCGTTTTATTCTATTGACCTTCCGGACACAGTTGTCAATCGAATGTTGGATTGGGACGCGGCCATCAGTGAGCAGCCCGAACTGGTGCAGAAGGCATTGCAAAATCTTGCCGCGAATGATCGAGCGAAGTTTGGAGAAGGCGGCGGGTTCGACTACTACATGGCCGACCCGGACAGCTACTCGGGCGAGAGCATCTACCAGTATCTTGCAGAGCAGTCTGGAGGCCAGAAGGAGGCGTCGGTGCTTTTGCAAAGTCAAGGCGTGCCGGGAGTCAGGTACTTCGATGAATTTTCTCGCGATCGTGGCGAAGGTACGCGCAACTACGTCGTGTTCCCAGGTGAAGAGCAGAACCTGAAGATCTTGGAGCGCGACGGGCTGAAGTTGGAGCAGGCCAAGTTCGAGACGCCGGCCTTCAAGGAGTTCACTGCTGGCGCCCCGATTGTCTCGCTGGGCAGCGCGTCCAAGCACGAGTTCCAGACCGGCAAGCCGGTGGTGATCGAGGGCTTGCACGGCACCAAGTTCGACTTTGCTGAGGTTGACCCCGCAAGGTCGAGCGCCGGGTACTTCATGACCGACAGGCCGGTGGTGTCGGACGAGTATGCTGGGGTGTATCCCGAGGGCCGTGGCGGCGGGCACTTCCCGACCGGCGGCAACGTACAGCGGACGTTCGTTCGCATGGACAACCCGCTTTTCGTCAATGCTCGGGGCGCGAGCTTCAACCGGTTGGACACACGCGGCGTGCCGGGGTTTGGTCTGCCGATGTCGAACACCGACATGCTGAACCAGTGGGCCAAGCAGCAGGGCTACGACGGGGTCATCTACAAGGACCTGCGCGATTCAATATCGGCGCTTGGGGGACGCAATGCCCCGGCGTCGAACGTGTTTGTGTCGTTCAAACCCAACTACGTGAAGTCGGCCACGGGCAATCGCGGGACGTACGATATCCGGCAGCGTGACATGACCAAGGCCCAAGGCGGGGCCGTGGAAGGATCAGACATGAGCTACTCGCAGACGGTGGACCGAATCAAGAGCGGTCTGGTCCAAGGCGGCATGGACAGCGGGCAGGCGATGGAAGCCGCTCTGCAGATGGCCGAAGCCAAGATGAAGTCCGGCGGTGCGGTGATGATGGCCGGCGGCGGGGCTGCGCGGCGCACGCGCTACGAGGGCCCGATGCCCAACAGGCCGGTGGTCAACGGTCGAGCGGTGGTGAGCACTGAAGAGCTTGCCGACTTCCGCCGGCAGTTCGGAGCGGACAAGACGCTGCGCGACCTGCTGAATGCCGACCGTGGCCTGACGCGCCGCGGCGAGACGCCGTCTGCGCAAGACATGAGGGCGCGTGGACCACAAGGGCCCAGCGAGGCCCCTGCAAGCCCCTACAGCGACCCGTCGAGGGTGATGGAAGGGGTAGCTGCCTCCCAGCGCGAGATCGCCCGTCCTGGGCGCGATGCGGTTGAACCGGTGGCGCCCGAGCTTGCCCTGGCGCTGGCCCCGCGCATCGCCCAGTTGCTGGGGGTGAGCGCAAGCGCACTGCGGGCCCGGCTGGCGGCGGCCGGCAAGGACTGGCGCGACATGCCGCCGCGGGGCGCGGACAAGGCAAAGTGGGATGCGATCGTCAAGCAGATTGATGAGGCTTACCCCCAGGCTGCGCCTGCCCGGGTGGAGACGCCGCCGCTGGGTACTGGGCGCTCCGCGCCTGATCTGGAGCCCCCAGTCGGCGTGCCTCAGCCTTCTGTGCGGGGCGTGATGGAGC